AAATATAAAGTCCCTGAGAAGGAACTTATTGGATACTTCGAAAAAGAAATGTTAGCGATCTAGGAGAAAAGAATGGCATTTACAACAAGAACATTAAGAGACACGGTTGTTAACGCTCCGGGCGCAGGTGGAACAGTTACGGTTAAGGTTGATATCGAAGATGACACTACCGCAGATAATGTTATTTTGGATGCGAGTGCTCTAGATGGTCACGCTAATGGTGCAAAACTGCACATCTCTAGGCTTTGGTGGGGACTAACACAAGGTAGTGCAGATGACGATACTGGCCATATTGAACTTCAAGAAGTATCTTCTGGAACTGATATTGTTCAGATTAGACTTGCTGGTTCTGGTCATTATGATGGTACTGCTGGATTGATTAAGGGAACTGCGGCTAACACAACAGCAACTTCTGGTGACCATCAGCTGACTTGTTTTGGTACATCTGGATTTCTTATAATTGAATTCAAAAAAGACGAAAATTATACAACATAAGGATGAACCAATGCAAATAGTAAAATTATTTTCAGAATCCGTTGAAGAGGTGGAGTATATCACCGAAGAAAAAGAAAGCGGTAAAAAGGATTATAAAATTAGAGGCATTTTTATGCAGGCGGATATCAAAAACCGTAATGGTCGAGTATATCCTATGGAAATCCTTAATAACGAAGTTACTAAATATAACAAGAATTTCATCAAAGAAAATCGTGCTTTTGGGGAACTCGGACATCCAGACGGACCAACCGTCAATTTGGAACGGGTATCTCACATGATTACTTCTTTGACCCCTGATGGTAAGAATTTTATTGGTGAGGCCAAAATTATGTCTACACCAATGGGGGAAATTGTTAAGAACCTTATGGATGAAGGTGCCAAGTTGGGCGTTTCATCCAGAGGCATGGGAAGTTTGGATCAAAGAAATGGTGCTAACTATGTGAGAGATGATTTTTATCTCGCAACTGCCGCAGATATTGTTGCTGACCCATCGGCTCCAAATGCTTTCGTGGAAGGTGTCATGGAAGGAAAGGAGTGGGTATGGAATCATGGCGCATTAATTGAGGCACATGTTGCAGAACTAAGGAAGAAATTTGATGTTAAAAAACATAAAAGACAAGCAAACAAAGAAGCATTAGAGTTTGCTAAATTCCTCAAAATGTTGTAATTTATAAATAATAAAAGTATATAAAGGGAGAAATCCATGTCCGAATTAGACCAAACAATTGAGGAGCTTGAATCTGAAGTATTGGCGGAACTAGAAGAAGCCAGTCAACCCGACGACACGGGTGGAAAATCAGACGCTCCTAAAAAAGTAAAAGATGAAGTTAACGATGAAGAAGACCTTGGCGGTGCAGACCCCGAAGCAAAAGTAGAGAAAGATGCTGACGAAGATCGTGAAGAAAAAGCGATTGGTAAAAAAGCGTCGGCGGCTGCTAAATCTATTAAAGGTGATGCGCAACAAAAAAGTGCTGGAAAATCTGATGCTCCTCAGAAACTTGCTGCTGGAGACGAAGTAATGCACGACGGTGAGAAAATTTCCGAAGAAGATATTGAAGAAAAAATGTCAAATATCAGTGTTGCTGAAGACGTTAAAGCTTTGATTGACGGAGAAAATCTTTCTGAAGAATTTAAGATTAAGGCCGCAACAATTTTTGAAGCTGCTGTTAAATCTAAAATACGTAGTGAAGTTGTACGAATGGAAGAAGACTACGTTCTTCAACTTTCAGAAGCTACTGAGACAATTAAAGAAGAGTTGTCAACTAAGGTTGATGATTATCTTGGTTACGTTGTCGAAGAGTGGATGAAAGAAAATGAAATTGCGATTGAACGTGGTTTGAAGGGTGAAATTGCTGAAGACTTTATTTCTGGTTTGAAGCAATTGTTTGAAGACCATTATATTGATGTTCCTGACGAAAAATATGATATTTTAGAAGCTCAAGCAGAAAAGATTTCTGAACTTGAAGAAAAACTAAATAATACTATTGAAGAGAATGTTGATAGAAGGAAAGTTGTTGAGTCTTTGACTAAAGAGGCAATTATGCATGATGTTTCTGAAGACCTTACTGTCACTGAGATTGAGAAATTTAAATCTTTAACTGAAGAGTTGGATTTTGTTAGTGAAGAAAGTTTTCGTCATAAACTTGATACTTTGAAGGAAAGTTATTTTCCCAAAACTGGTGGGGAAGAATCTTTCTTAATTGATTATGATAATAGTGAACTTGCACAGGACATTGATACGACTGGAGCAATGAAAAGTTATATGTCGGCAATCAGTCGTACCAAGCTTGCATAAATTTATAAATAAATGTAGAAAAATAAAATAAGGAGAAACGAATATGTTTCAAACAGAACATCTACAAGAAAAGTGGCAGCCAGTCCTAGAGCATCCTGATCTTCCAAGGATCGAGGATAGTTATAAGCGTGCAGTCACTACTGTTATTCTAGAAAACCAAGAAAAAGCCATGAGAGAAGATGCTGCGTTTCTTTCGGAAGCCGCACCTACTAACTCCACTGGTGGATCGATTTCTAACTGGGATCCGATTCTTATTTCGCTAGTTCGCCGTGCCATGCCTAATTTGATTGCGTATGACATTTGCGGTGTGCAACCGATGACTGGTCCTACGGGACTTATCTTTGCAATGCGTGCTTCTTTCATCTCTTCGGATGGTGCAGAAGCATTGGTTGATGAAGCCCTGCCAGGTGGACAAGGTAAATCTAACCAAAACGCTGCTGGTACAACTGGTGGTGGTGATGTTGGTGCAACAGAAACTAACCCTGCTGTGCTTAACGACAGTCCTTCTGCTGGAACGTACACTAGTGCGACTGGTCAGACAACTGCTCAAGGTGAAGCATTGGGTGATACATCCACAAACGCTTTTGCTGAGATGGCATTCTCTATCGACAAATCAACGGTTACTGCCGTTACCCGTGCTCTGAAGGCTGAGTACACGATGGAACTTGCTCAAGATCTTAAAGCAGTTCATGGTTTGGACGCTGAAACAGAACTTGCGAACATTCTTAGTTCGGAAATTCTTGCTGAAATTAACCGTGAAGTTGTTCGTCGTGTTTATGTTGCTGCTGTTAAAGGTGCACAAGCTAACACAACGACTGCTGGTATCTTCGATTTGGACACCGACTCTAACGGTCGTTGGTCTGTTGAGAAATTCAAAGGTCTAATGTTTGCCATTGAACGTGATGCGAATGCGATTGGTCAGCAAACTCGTCGTGGTAAAGGTAACATGCTTCTCTGTTCTGCTGACGTTGCGTCTGCTCTTCAGATGGCTGGTATCCTTGACTACACACCTGCACTTAACAACAACTTGAATGTTGATGATACGACAACTACCTTTGCTGGTGTTCTTAATGGACGATATAAAGTCTATGTTGATCCGTATTCTGCCAACGTTGCTGCTTCGCAGTATTATGTTGTTGGTTACAAAGGTTCTTCGCCTTATGATGCTGGTATGTTCTACTGCCCATATGTTCCGTTGCAAATGGTTCGTGCGGTTGGTGAGAACACATTCCAACCTAAAATCGGGTTCAAGACTCGTTACGGTATGGCTGCTAACCCATTTGCTTCTGCTGGTGCAGTTGCTGCGGGTGACACGCAGAACACTGATGCATCTATCGATGCGGGTGTCAATGTTTACTATCGTCGAGTCAAAGTTACAAACTTGATGTAAGGTAATCTTTCCACGAATAGAATAATAATAATCGTGGAATAAAGAAGAAAGTTACAGGGGTCCGATTCGGACCCCTTTTTTTTGTTTATTGGTTTATTCGTTTATGAAAAATATTAAAAAAAACTTGTCACTTAATACTTTTTTTAAAAAACTTATCACTTAACATTGCAAAATTTTTGGGAGGGTTTTAAAATGTTATAAATACTTGTATGGCCACTACAAAAGCACTTGAACGACAACCAGATAAATTGGATTATGCAAGTCCAACTCAATTTAGTTTTATAATTAATCAACTTCCTAAAGTGCAGTTCTTTACAACTGCATGTAATTTGCCTGGAATTACATTGGGAACCACAACATTAGCATCAAGGTTTAAACAAGTTCCAATTCAAGGTGATAATGTAGATTTCGCAAGTTTTGAGCTATCCTTTATAGTAGATGAATATCTTGAAAATTATTTATCTTTGCATAATTGGATAACTGCTGCTGGTTTTCCAAAATCTACAGAACAGTTTAGAGTTTTTAGAGATGAAACCGCTGAAACATCAGATTTGGGATATGAAAAAGCAGGAACAAGATCTGGCATGTCCACCAAGTCAGATAGAAATATGACATCAGATTCAACATTAACAATTCTATCAAATAAGAATAATCCTATTGTTGAAGTTAGATTTCGTGATATGTTTCCCACGACATTGAGTGCTCTTGATTATGATCAAAGTGCTACTGATGTTGAATATATGAAAGCATCTGCAACTTTTGAATATCAATTATATGAGATAGTGAAAATTTAATTAGGATAATGAATGGATAAATTAAGTGAACTCTCCGCTGAAGCAAAGAGAGATTTAGATATTGATGATAATTTTGAACACTTACACCAAGAATCATATAAAAATCAAAGAATTCGACCTAAATGGAACGAATACAAAGCCAAGTATAAACTTTTAATTTTTCAATTAAAACTAGATCACAGAAAAATGTATTTCAATAAATGGGAATATTATGCGGGCAAATCTGACTCAAAGATTTACTCAGAAAAACCATTTGATATGAAAGTTCTCAGAACAGACCTTGATATGTATATTAATGCAGATGATGAAATAATAGAAATTGATAAAAAACTTGAGTATTATAAATGCACATTAGGTCTTATAGAGGATACTTTAAAAAGTATTGAACAAAGAGGTTGGGATATTAAAAATGCCCAACAGCAACAAATACATTTGTCTGGAGGTTTTTGATGTTAAATAAATGGATTGAATATTATGATAATATTGTTCCTGATGATTTGTGCAAAGAAATTATGAAGTATCCTTGGACATGGAAAAATTCTACATACTCTAGCAATGAAGGTGTTAATTCAGATAGTCAAAATAGAGTTTTGATGGATGAAGTTTGGGTAGAAGATTTAAATAGACCTTACCCTAGATTAAAAGAATCTGTTTTGAAGATTATGAAATTGTATGGAGAAAAACATAAAAATTTTTCTTGTGTTCATCACACTGATTTTCGTATTAATAGATATGGAGTGGATGGGTTTATGTCTCTT